CAGGATAGGGTTCTAGATTTTTTCATAAAATAACCACTCTGAGACCCTCAGTTAATCATCTCATTCTATCTTCAATTTACCATATTCTTCATCATGACAACTTCACAGCACAAGCTTGATGCAAATATAATAAAAGAATTTGCAGGAGTTCCAGAGAATGTATCTTTAGGATCGTTGCCAGAGGAGGTGTTCACCAATGACAAGTTTGATAAGATAAAGTGCTACAAAATCTCAGACTTAATTGAGTCGCAGTTGTCTTATAATGTAGTAAAGTTTTATAAGTTAATGAAGGAGGCTGATTGTCATCTGACTATTCCGTATGTTGCGCTAGTACTAGGCGCTCATCTGCCTACATTGGTTCAGAACAAAACTCACACTGTCTTCAAGGAATATATATCAGATATTTCTGCTGAAGACTTCCCGGATGATCTCAAGTCTCAAATATATCGAACCTGGACAAAAGAAGAAAACAATCAAACCAAGGAGGTGGTGCTTACAAACGCTGATAAACAGCAGAAAATAGCTGATTTGATCTTTTCAAAGGATTCTACAAAGTCTGGAGAAATCTCAATATCAGGGACATCTAAGTTTGCCTGCTTTGCATCAGCTTTCTTAATGAGGGCAATAACAAAATCTTCTGAGAACATCATAAATGCATGGGCTGCGATGAAAACCAGGTTTAAATCGTTTTACAACGAAGATGCTCCTGCCATTAATGCCCCGTCTGTTGAGTGGATAAACTCATTCAAGGCATCCTTAAGTGGAGATCCCTTGATAGGATGGACCTGGATCAAAATGATAGCTAATGCTGAAGACGGACTGGATGTCATGTCTCCTGATTCAGGAATGTTAAGATATTTGGCAACTCTCCCTCTCTCCTACTCTGGGCTTCATGCTTACAAGCTTTTTCTTGAAGTAAAGAGAGTGTCTCACCTGAACAACCAGTGGCTACTCCAAGAGATGGTAAGTCCCATGACACTTCCAAGTTTGATACAGATCGCGACACTCTTGAAGACATTTGAGCCGTTAACTGACAACAAAAAGTCTGGAAAGTTCAAGTATGCCAGAATAGCCAACGCTGCCTTCTTCCAGTCGCTCCAGACTAAGAACTGTCCAGAGCTTGTGTTTCTAATTGTCAACTTGTTAAATATGTATGTTGCTCACGGGCAAGATCACCAAGATCCGACAAAAATCGTAGGCCTTGCTAAGGTTCCTGAAGAGATGCGGGAACGCATGATTGAAGCAGCGAGGAAAATTCATATGACTGCCCCGGCAAAGAATCTGGGTCAGTATTCTCAGACTATGGCAAGTGTATTCCTGCATACAAAGGAAAAGGAGAGACCGGACCCGCGTATCCAGGGTAGGGGGAGAGATCGTGTAAGTGCAGATGACGTCTTTAGTTGAACTGATTATTAGCTGACCTGTTTTATTGCATGTAATTTCCAGTATTTATAAAAAACTGAGACCTTTACGGCATATATTTCTATCGTCATTTATACGTGTTTTAGCGATTTTTTACAAATCTAATCGACTTTAAGATGGAATCTGGACAGGCAGTAGACACTAGTGATGTGTTTGGATCAGTTCCTGAAAACTTGATTTCAGAAAGAAATTACGAGATTGATCCAAATGAATTCCTGGAAGAGACAGATGAGACAACACAAAATATTCCGGATGTTGCAGGATTGGTGTTTGGCCCTGGAACCGATGAGAATCAAATTCAAGACTTCGAGGCAGAAGAGGACAATAGAGATGCCCCTCTCATTACTTTAGCAGAAATTATCAAGTCTTTGGAGACAGAGATGGGATCTCTAGGAATTTTGTATCGAAAGGAGTGGTCAACAGTCATTCAAAGGCAATTCCACAAGCATGAATATGAGATGAGATTATCCCACATCCAGATGTTTGCATTGGGTGTTGTAAGTGAGAGGAATCTCAACATTGAAAAAGAGATCAAAGACACTTCATCTCACCTCACCGAAGAAGTCAACAAGCTGACTGGGGTTTCGAAAGGGTTGGCTGATATCAAGACCAAAATGACATTAGATTTTGACGTTAAGATGAAGATGTTTGATCATAAAATGCAAGAAATGGAAGAGATGATCAAGGCCGTCAGCAAGATCCAGAAGCCTTCGATTGCAGAGCACAGCATCGTCAAAGCTCCTAACGGAGTACAAGACAAGGCAAAAGATAAACATGTTGAGAGGAAGAGCTGGGACTATAACACTCTCTACCTCAAACTCGGGTTTACTGAAAAGCATATCAATCATGCCAATATGAGGAAATATGGAGCGTCCATGGTGACCCCTGATATGTATGAGATAGTTATGGGAGACAATGCTCTGTCGGAAGACTTAAAATATGAGTATAACCAAGAGATAATGAGGGGCATCAAAAATGCTCTCAACTCGGCGATTCCACCTGTTCGACAAGAGTCGCGACCGTCATCTTCAACTTCTTCCAACAGATATGAAGTTGATATATAAGGAACTTAGGAACCTCATATATTGTATTGCCAAGAGAGGAGGAATGTTTCCTCATGTATCTTACTTTTATCATGCAAATGCTAGCTAGCGTAGTAGACTCATTTAGGCTATGGTCAAAGATTTCATATTAGAGCTTGGCTCTGTTTTCCCTTAATCTTGCTTTGATAGTATTTTAGAAAAACTGAGATCGTTAGATATATCTTTGATTATTCCTTAATAATAGGTAAGATATGTCAAAGTTCCAAAACAAGGCAGAGAAAGTGAACAAGAGTGGCGTTATTACAAAAGTTCTCATCAAAAATGACTTAATCTCATCTGATTTAGTCATGGAAGCAAAGGGGAATTTTATGGATTGCATAGTAGGTCCTAGGGAATATACCACACTGGTCAGTGTGACGTTCAACTATGATCCCATAATCACAGATGAATCCCATGGAAAGATAATGGTTGTAGGAGAGGATATGAGAAAATCGGGGGGAAAGGTTACACACTCATTCTTCTTTCCAACTAATAAGAGAATCAATATCTCTGCAGTCGGGTTTGGTCAAAGTAGAACATCAGACGGTTGCCCCATAAGAATAACAATGTCCAAACAGTTGTTGGGGTTAGAGCTGGACACTGTGGTTGGGGAGCTGAAGATCACTCCCCAATTTAGGTGCTCTGTGAAGATACCAGATCCGATTGCTTCTTATTTGTATAGTATAGATACAAGGCAGAAGTGTTCACCAGTCAACTTAAACGGGGGACAAAAGAAAATTGGAAACATTCCAGTTGAAGAAGAGATTGTTTGAACAAATACAGCAGCTTTCTTGTATGCCTGTGTGCGTAAGAAAGAGAATAAGCCTTGCATGTGATGGCGTTTGTTGTGTGCTTCTTGTCGTGTGTTTTCAGATCTCTTGATCTTATGAGTGTTATGAGTATTCCTCATCATAAGATTATAAGTTGTTATACTTTCTAATGATGAAAGATCCAGTGAGTATTTAAATAAAACTGAGATCTCAACAGTAGATAGCTTAATATCAGTCTGAAGGCAGATTTGCATAAATAGAAAGTTAGCATTGATCATTATCGAATATATCGTAATGGCATCAACTCTCAGGTTCTTATGTGTAATGTGGAATGTAGAGTTCTACCAAGAGTGCGATGATAGTTATGAAGATGTCGGGATTTCAGAGAAGGTAGTAGAGGGGATAATAAGAAAAGCAGACCTTGGAGAAATTTCTAGCCGAGTGTCTAGACTCCTATTCTGGATTATCGATACTGCTCACGACAAAGGTTGTATGACAATGTTGAAAAAGAGAACTCTTAGTGTTCATTTTCAAAATGCCACAGTATACTGGTTCCAACCTATGGCTTTCATGATAATAAAATACATTGGAGAAGAGTTTAAGCAAGTTGAGTTTGCAGCTGAAGGAAATGCAATCCGTACTAATGCTGGAATTCCAATTGCTAAAACATCTGTGAAGATCCATAAATGCCAGATAAAAGAGGTGACAGAAGAGATTGCTCAGATTGCATGTAGAGAGAATCCGGGTTTTATAATTCATACCATGTATAAGGAAGAAAAAGCTGCCCCGAAAGTAATCCCTTAGTGGGATGGACCTGCATGACACCACTTTATCAATATTTAAATAAAACTGAGACCTTTATGTTAATAACCTCAATACTAATGGGTATCTCTTTCTATCTTCTCCTTTTGACCATGTTGTCAATAGACTCACATCTTGTTTACGGCTTTTCCACTTATAGTTGTAGGGATGTGGCAGAGGGACCTTCAGTAGTCCAGTGCCTCCAGGAGTGCACCAACATGACACAAGGAAAACAGATCTCCGTGAACATCTACAAGCAAGTATTTGAGAGTAACTTCTCGGTCTTTAGCTGTCAACGCATAAAGATTATACAAGAGTTCACTGAGACGTGGACCTTCTCTAGAGTAGAGGGTACAAAGATGACACTCATTAGCCCAGGGGGTGATTCTGAATGTAGGGAGATTATCAAGAAAGAGTGCACAAGTTCTGCATGTTTTTCTTATGGACCTCAGCTGGTTCCAGAGTACAGATACGCCCAAACTGTTACAAAGGAAGTGTCTTACTTAGCAATCACATCCTTCAACACTACCGGGTTTAAATCTTCTAAAGAGCACTCTGGGAGTTTGATCATAAATGGAAAAAGGGTTGATGCCTCCTCCATGAGTGTGACTGACTCTAACTCGAGATACCTATGGAACAATCCAGTTATATCTGAAACCTGTCTATGGGATGAGCCTCTAACTACTATCAGTTGCTTTGAGAGCACTGACCAAGTAGTATGTCCGAGAGCCGGCATTGTCTTAACTAATTCTGTCTCACTTAAATCAACATGCAAACAGATGATAATGATGGACTCCTCAGGAATCGTTTTCTCTGTTGGAAACAATCCTCCAAATGAGTATTATCCTGCTATATTGCAGACAGTCGAAATAGGGCTGAAGACTGCTATAGAAGCCACTAGATACTCATTTCTGATACGAGATCAGCACAAGTGTCAGCAGGATTGTTTGGCAATCGGAATAAGTGCGATTAGAGTCGGAGGGAAATATATGATCAAAAATGGGGACAGATGGAAATCGTGCGACATTATCTCCAATTGCACTATTGACAGAAGCACCATGATATGTGGGAACGGAACGATTGTCGTAACTACATGTAATGGAGCTCGTAGGGTTTTGTCTCTTCTCACTCCTTTCCAACATGATCAGTTAGTGTGCACCCCTGGAGAAGCAAGACAATATGGGAAGGAAGAGGTTTTCTCACTACTCTCAAAATATCATTCCAACCATAAAGAATTTGTGCTTCTTCGATCTGACGAAATTCAAGAAATCACTCTCGGATATAATGAAAAGACGTTAGGGGGAATAGGGTTTTTGGAGAAGGGATCTAATTCATCATCTTATTCTGGTCATTTTATCACATCAGTAGCAATGAAAATAGGAGAGATTTGGGGATGGTTTGGTGAACTCACTCACCGAATCAAAGTAATTGCCCTAGGTCTGATTTGTGCTATAATACTCTTTGCTATTGTTTCCATAACAATAAAGATAGAGCGCAGGCGACATGGCAGTCCTGTTAAGGTAATCTACTCTGCTATAAGGCCGAACCCCGGATCAGAAGAACTTATAATTCAATAATAACTCCAGAAATGAATAAGATCAAGTATCTAATATGCAATATCCTTCAACCCATCTTGATACTCCAGAGCCTAATATTTAAAGAAAACCAAGAGATCAGCATGGATAATTACCATACAAACATCTCTCAAGGTGAAATTGCCATAATTTTAATTTTATCTCATGCGATAGTGTTGCTATCTTGGGGGCTATGGAGAATAAAATACTTCTTATTAAGGAAGGTTATCCAAGCTGTAGAGAGAGGAGATGTTCATGTTTACCATCATAAATAAGCATATGTCTTCTAAGGTTATTATAGTTAGGGGTTGCCATAAATACTTGTACGCATCATCTCCTTAGTATCA